ATATCTGAGTTACCAGCTTTCTTTATCATAGGTAATTCTACGTAGTTCATCGTAATGATAAAACCACTCCAAACCACAACTCCAAGGCGTACAAATGTACCAAGAATTTGAATTTGGTGTTCTTGATCCTCTGCAGCATCTTTCAGCTTTCCGAGGAATCCTTTTTCTTCTTTCGCTTTTGCTTCCATTTGTCAATCTTACCTTGAATAAATTTTTGTAGTTTCTTCTTGATTTGATCGAAGAAAGGTGTTGCTAAAGTGGTTGTAGCTACAGCTGCTACAGCTGCATAAGTAGCAGTTGCCACTACCTCTGCTGTAGGTAATGGCATCTTTATATCTAATACAGGAATCTGTACTTGAGGTGCTACTGGTTCTTCTGTTGCCTCCGCTTCTACCCCTTCAGGAGCCTCTAGATCGCTCGGAGGGATTACCATAGGTTTATACTCTGGAATCCGAGCTGTAGGAGGTTTAAAATCAATTTTTATAGGAGGTAGAGATTCAGGAGTAGTAGGTACTCTTATCCTACCAAGGTTTACCGACACCTGTAGTTGGAGTCTTTTGCTCGTTTACACCGTTCTCTACAGCTGTTTCAATTGCAGCTACATTACCTTCTTTATCTGCATCTAGTTTTGCTTTAACCCAACCAAGAACTACTTCTTCAGTTAGATCACCATAAGGTACTAGAGTTTCAGGCTTAGGAAGATCTACTTCACCAGTAGCTCTGAATGAATAAGTACCATCTTCACCGTTAACACGGAAGATTACTTTATTTACATACCCATCAGCTAGTTCGCGTTGGAGGGTGTTTACTTGCCAAGTTTTAGTTGCCATTATTATGCAGGTCTGTTATTTTTTTGTGTTATTAAAAATGCTTTATAGTCAGTTTTGACTTGTGTAGTCCACGCAACGTTACATATTGCTTGTACGTCTGCGTCTTCTCCACTGATATCTGTATCAACTAGGTTATCACTTGCATCAAGTTTTCCTGGTTGTAATACTTTTCTACTAAAGGAACGGGTAAGTTCCACACCATCTTTTTTAATGATTGTTGCGTTTCTTACCTGTATGTTCCATTTATTGACGACCTCTATTTTGTCGTTTTCTTGTGTTTCTGTTAATGCCATTTAGGGACGTTCTCCGAACGTGACAGGTTTACGGCGTAGTTTAGAGACATGCTAACGGTCTAACCAGTGGTTCTGTAAGTAGCACCAATAATAATTCTAGAACTATTTGTAATAGCCGCCGCATCACAATAAGCCATACTAGACGCTGTGGTTCTTGTTAATAATAAGTAGCTATCATTATCATTTGCATAAGCAGCATTAGGATAATTAGACCCTAAGTTAGCAACGAATCCAACAGAACAGGATACACCATAAGCTGGACCTGCACCACTACCAAGACTAAAAGCTGCTGAATTTTTAGGCCAAGGAAGACCACTTAAACATAAATTTCCTGAACCTGCACTAACTCCAGAAGCTGCCATTTCTACATCTACAGTGATATGAACAAGATTACCTATTCTTGTAAATGAAGCTCTTTGATGTGCATAGGATTGAGTTGGGTTTGAACTAGCGCCAGTAAGTGTAGGAATGAATGTTCCTTCTTCATAGTGGTCTAATATTTCATCATTTGTATTACCAGTAGATGTCCATGTCTGATTACTAAAGTCAATACCTCTACCTGCTGGTACTTTTAAGTTGCCATGTCCTAGCTCTAAATCTCCATCACTTTTAAAAGTAAAATATTTACCTGCTGTATCATCATTAACCGTTATTCTCATCCAGTTGTTAGCGTGAGCATAGGCTATCCATCCTGCATATCTACCAGCTCCACTGTCGGCATTAGCAAACATGATGTAGTTAGTAGTATCTCCTGTAGTATTTTTTAGTGTTATTCCATCTTCTCCAGCACAACTCAGAACTAATTTATCTGAATAATAACCATCAGGGTCTATACCTATACCTACGTTTCCATTCGTATCTATACGTATTCTATCATCAGTACCAGATGTCCTGAAACTCATGTAATCGCCGTTATGTTGATATATAACTCCTCCTTGATTTGTACCATCGTTAAAGTAAACACCACCATCTGTGTTGTCTGCACTAACTACGGTAATAGCAGTAGCTGTTGAGTTCTCTACTTGTATTCCATTTGAAGTTGTTTCAAACTTCTTAGTACCGTCGTTATAGAGTTCTATGGCTCCGTTTGCAACTGCTTTTAAATATACTTCTTGTAGATCTGTATGATTTGACGATAGATATAGCTCAGATCCTTGGATCCACGTTTGACCAGTTTTGTTGTGGATAATGCAATTTGAATCATGATAGATTTCTAGATCATTCCCTGTACCAAACCTAATCTTTTCGTTAATCAAGAGGTCGATAGGAGTCTTTAAACCCCTATCATCTATTTTTGTTAATGCCATTTATTATGCATGATAAGTTTTTATTTTTATAATTAATCAGCGGTTTTATAAGAACCAGCAATTCTAATATTCCAACTTGTATTAAGAGTTGGTCCATTTACCCATTCATGTGAACCATCTGCTGAAGTCGCTATAAATTCCATAAAAGTTTGTCCCTGATCTGTTGCGCCTGAAATATTAGGTAAAGTATCGCCATGACCTCTCATACTTACACTTATGTGAGCAGTGTCATAATGAGCACCATTGCCAGTTACAAATGGTAACGACATTCTTAAAGGACCACTAACAGAACCACTACTACCATTCATATTTATATAACCTTGTATATGACATAACTTACCGATTTTTACATAATCAAGTGTTACATAAGTCTCTGGAGTAAACGATCCACTATTTTGACATGTAAAAGTAGGCTCGTATGTCCCTTCTTCATAGTCGCTAAGTAAATTACTATCAGATCCAGGAGCAGTAGGCGTCACATCATGTGGATCAAATAAGATACCGTGACCAGAAGTTCCTATTCTTAAGTTTCCGTCAGGAATATCTAAGTTACCGTTATGCCATATCTTTAATTTCGTAGCGAAATCAGTATTATCATCTTCACACGTTCTAAATTCTAAGTATTCATAACTAGTACTTCCTATAGCCCTAATATCCCATTTCTTTTTATCTGCAGCACCATTGGTATCATTTAGCCTAATGAATGGATCATCTGATTGGATTTCTATAGATCCATTATCTGAAGTTCCTTCACCTTTGAAAATTGCCTGACCAACCTTGTTTATAGATAACTGATCAGTACCTAATGTTCCACTATTACTTGTTCCAAAAGATAATGATGTATTTCCTCCGCTTGAATCGGCATTAATTGAAGCAACTCCACTTGTAGCGTCATAAGATATATCTAAAGAATTGGTAGTACTTGTACCTGAGCCTGTTAAAACTATATCACCAGTTATTTGGACTCCAGTTGAAGTTGTCTCAAACTTAGGACCAGCCCCACCGTAATAAAGGGCTACTTCTGCGTCATGTACGATACTAATACCGTCTTCGTCATCATGTGGTTTTAGGAAAATATCACCGCCAACATCAGCATTTACATTAGTTCTTATAATTAAAGAACCAGTATTATTATCAATATAACTATTAGATGCATTGTGGTAGATTTCTAGATCTGGTGTTGTTACATCACCAAATTCAAGTTTGACATCATCAGGTAACAAAACTGCACGATCTATCTGTACTTTACCAGCACTATCATTGTCGCTAATTCTTAGATTTGCACCATTACCGTATATGTCCCATTTACCTGTACCACTAGCAGCATAAAGTCTTATATAATCTCCAGAACTAGAACTATTAGTAATCAATTTACCAGTTGTAGTAGGATCTTGACTTCCAAAATCTGGAGCAATCTTTGAACCTGCTATAGCAGCTGAACTACTTATATCACCATTAACTATAGAACCATCAACAATCTTAGCTGATGTAACTGTGTTATCACTTGGAGTACCAATTGAAACTGTATCTCCTAAGACAACTACAAAGTAATTAGAATCTGTTGGAGGTGCTGCAGCTAATTTAAGTGTATTACCACTGATAGCAAAACCTTCACTAGGTGTACTTGTACCAGCATTAGGTTTTTGTAAAACACCATTAATACTTACTAGTGTTGACTGAGCATCTGTAGCTGCAGTAGACATAGTAAAGTCTTGTAAGGTGCCGTTAAAAGCTTCTGATAACGTTACGATATAAGAGGAAGAAGACTGAGCTACGTCATCCCACTGAGAAGTTACGGCGTTATAGACCTTCATCTTCTTCAATGTTGTATCGTAATACAAATCACCGTCATCGTTATTAGATGAAGGTGCAGATGATTCTATTCTATATCTAGCATTGAAATCATTTATATCATCAGATAATTGTTTTATATCATCTTCTTTACCTAATATTTTATGGTAGTTATATGTCTGACTAGATCCTGTAGAGCTAACCATTAAACCAACACCAGCAACCAAAGTCTCGCTATATAGACTAGAAGGTGCTCCATTAATAGTTACAGTAGATCCGTCTACAGTTGTAGCTGTTGTACTAACACCAGAACCATTAAATACTACACCACCTGCATCAGATATAGATATAACTACACCACTATCTGGTTGTGTATTAGGAAATAGTACTTCTGTTGCTATAACTTCAAGACCACCTAAAGGTGCTATAACTGTTGTAATATGATCTGCTACTGCTTTAGACGTAGGATATTCTGTATCGCTATTAGCTGTTAAACTAGTAGCTTTGGTCATACCATCTACTATGTTTAAGTTAGTTGTAGTTGCTGTAACTCCGTCTAATATATTTAACTCAGAAGTATCACCTGTATAACCATCTAAGTTATTTAACTCAGTAGTTGTAGCTGTAACACCGTCAACTACATTTAATTCAGTTGTAGTTGCTGTAACTCCATCTAATAGATTCAATTCAGCTGTTGTAGCTGTAACACCATCTAATATATTTAACTCAGTTGCAGTTGATGTTACGTTTGTACCAGAAATTGCTAAAGTACCAGTAACACTACTAGATCCAATCTCAATTTTATTTTTAGCTCTTACACCACCAACAATAATTTGTAAATCACAAGCAGCTTCTAACATCACCATGCATTCGGCAGGAGATCTATATATAGTATTACTGCCTGTCCAAGTAGTACCATCTGGATAATTACCAAAACCATAATTATCTCCAAGATCCCTCATTCCAAGACCACCAACACCACGAGCTAACTTCCCTAATCCATTGCCAGTTTGAGCACTATTTATATGGCTAGTATTGTCTGGGTGTACAAACATTGCACCTTTTTGACCACTTAGCATTAAAACTGGTTGAGCGCTACTTTCACTAGTTGGAGCGTTATTAGTTGAATAAAGACCTCCTTTTATTGAGTTAAAATAAGTAAAACCACCAAGTGATATTTCAGTCGTAGGTAAGTTATAATCATGACCAGCTCCAATTGATATCGAACCAAATTCCATATCACTGTCATTATGACCAGGACCACCGCTAATGTATGTGTAATCAGAAGACGATTGACCTGGACGATTATTTGATGACTCAGCAACTCTATCTTGCTGTATTAATTGTCTAACTTTTAAAACAGGATGATAATGTAGACCAGAACCACTTCCATATGAACGGCCTTCGTTGTAATGTCTACCAACTTCAAAGGTATAATCTTTAGCTATGCTAAAAGTATGGCTATAATTTGGATTAGAAGGGTTGGTAGTACCAAGTCGATGGTCATCATGTTTCCTTAGAAAGATTCCGTGAACGTGACTAGAAGTACCCGTTCCCGTATCCCTACCGTAATGATCGATAGTATTTAAATCCCTTCTCCAGAACATATTATCATCTCTATTATTCCAAGTAGTTGCAGTTATAGCGTCACAAGTTATATCTCCATATGCACCATCTACACCTACTTTTAAATGACCATTACCAGTATTATCGAACGTTAAATTAGCACTGTCTACTAAAGCACCACCAGTACTAGTAAAGACAATTCTACCACTAGTTAAATCTGATACTGTAGCTGATGCTAAAGTTGATTCTCCAGTTACGTCTAAAGTTCCTCCTATATTACCATGACTAGTAACATGAAGAGTACTGGCTAAATTAGTACCCCCAGTTACTCCTAGAGTTCCTCCTACAGTTGTATTACTAGTTACCCCTAGAGTTCCTCCTACGGTTGTATTACTAGTTACTCCTAAAGTTCCCCCTACAGTTGTATTACCATCAACATCAAGAGTGCCATCAAGAGATATACTATCTGTCCATTCAACATCAGTACCATTAGCTGCTGTTTGAAGTACTTGTCTTGCATCACCATCTTTTAATTTACTAACTTGTATCTCTGCATTTGCATTAATATCTTCATCTAGTATTGTTCCATTTACAATATCAGAACTTTCAATAAAATCTGTACCATTCGCTTCACCTCCAAATAATTTATTTTCTAATTCAAAAGCTTTATTTCTAGCTTCTTGTGCTGTGAAATTAGACTCTTTAGCAGAATTATTCAAATCTGTATGTCTAATTGTACTACCACCTGCAAAAGCAGTGTAATCACTAGAACTATCCCTAGTTCTACGTTCGATTGATACTACCGCATTTGGAGGTAAATCAGAATTAAACGTAATAGTGTTATTATCAGTGGATATTGTATAATTGTATAAAGTATGCCCTACTGCAACTGCAGGGAAATATAATCCAGTTGTATCATTCACCTGTGGGTGGGTATTATCAACTGTACTACCAGTCGGTTGACGGTAGTTTTTAGCTCTTGTACCACCCGCAAGTGTAACGTATACATCTAGATCATCTGGGTTATTCAGTTCTATCTCGACGGGAGTGAATACTGTAGCCCCTTGGCTTCCAGTCCCGACAGCGTTAAATGTTTTTTTAGTTGTAACTGCCATTGATAATCAATGTATATAGGATCGGTGCCTATTGTGGAGCGACTCCAGTTGTGCCGTATTGCCTTAAGTTTTCTATTTGATTATAAAAGCTTTCTTTAAGTTTTACGTTGCTAGTAGCCGCAGCTTTTTCTTGATATTCTCTTACTTTAATTCGGTTAAATAAAGATTCAGGGTTGTTATTGTTATATTTAGGGAAGCGTTCTGGATCTTTTAATGTTGTTTCTGCACGGTTTTTAGCAGCTGTAAAAATATCACGGACATCTTCACTAATACTATCTTGTGCAATATCCCAACCATCTGTTTTTTTCTTTTGTAAGTCTTTATATTGCTTAAAGTTTGCTTGCCAACTTTCACTATTAATTGTTCTTTCTAAATCAGATCTAAGCTGTTTATCTTCAGCTAAAACTAATTTTAAATCAGATTTTTCTTGGGAATTCAATTGAATACCACCTAAGCTACTGTACTCTACATCTAAATTAAACCTGATATCATATAAAGCTTGCTTTAAAGAATCACCTTCAGTCATTGTGACTTGAAATGGCATCGTACTATGTAGAAAACGTGCAACAAAATTATGTGGACCATATCTTATTGGCTTTACATTACCTTTACCACGGGTTTTACCAAGAACATCATAATCATTAGGTATATTAGACTTAAACAAAAAATCCTGTTGTCTAGCATACTCTAAAAAAGTATTAGACTCTTTTCTTGTATCATCAAAAAGATCTGCTAAGAATTTACTTTGACCTTGAAAACCAATATTAGGTCTAATTAGTTTAGCTCCTAGTCTTTCAAAGTTAACTCCTCTATCTGTTGTTCCATCTAATAGAGTCATCATATCTTTAGTGCTTTGTATAAAACCTGTGTCAGCTAAAATTGTAGATGTGTACCAAGTGAATTTCTCCCATTGTTCATCTGATTTTTTCTGACCAATAACACCTTCATAATAAGCTATATTAGCAGCCCAGCTAAATAAAGTACTAGCAATATCCGACCTCCCAAAGCTTACATATAAATACCCATTATCCCCTTTAGCTTCAGTCATAGGGTTCCAAGGTCTTGGTACTGCAAATGAATTAGGTACTATCCCAAGAGATTTCCAATAATCTCTATCTGCTTGGTCTTTTGGTAAATCACCAATAACATTACCATTTCGTGCATACGCATAAATAATACTCGTTAATGTTGTACCTGCTGCTATTCTACCTATTAACTCATCTTGTGCTCT